CAGGGCGCACCCATATGGCCCACAGGGAGCGCCTAGTGAACGCACAGGGATAGCACAGGGATAGCACTAGTGCCCCATAGGGCGCACAGGAAGCCCTACAAGGCACGCACAGGCATAGCCATAGGGTAGCACTAGCGATAGCCCTAGCGCGTAATAGAAGCGCACTACGGGCTGCAGGTGCTACCCCAGCGCACTGGCCGCGCCCTAGGGGTGCCCCCCCCCCCCCCCTAAATTGACGCTAGGCACCCCCTATGGGGGCAATTGGCGTCGCTGAGGGTGAGGGAGGGCCTCGCGTGAGTATAACAAATTTTGAGTTCAGGTATACACTTGCCCCTGGGTGAAGCCCTAGTGAGCCCCCAAGTACTTGCAGGGACTCACGGTTGCCAAGTTAATCTATAACCTCAATCTCGATAGATACAGGATACTCGGCATTCACAACGTTGGATTGCGTACCATCCAGGTGAATATCAAACCCTTGCTTGTTCGTATTGCTGAACGTGTTATCAGCCAGACTACCCGCGTTGGAAATATAAACAGGCTCAAAGTTTTTATTCTTAGCGGTTGAGGTTGACGTACTTTCCGCAGTAGTACCATTTATTATGGTGTCGGTATCAGTAGTTACAGCTGGAACAGAGTCAGTACGAGTGGTGATACCACCGTTAGCCCCGTTCGGGATATTAACGATGTACTGCTGCTGCGCAGTACTAGACAGCCCACAACGGGTAGTGACCTTGTACCGATGGAACGGAGGCATCCCGACAACAGAGATAACTGAGTTCTGCCCCTTAAACAACGTCCCGACCAGCTTGCACTTCATTCCTGGCACACTTACTATGCTCTCGCCGGGGAGAGTAGGGTGAGGTGTAGCTGCACCGGCAACTGCTTCCGCGATGGCTAACCATGGACGGATTGTTAACTGGGTTACCCCAGCAGTTAATCCAAGCCCGGCTTCGTGCTTATAGTTTTTGCAGTTCAGCTTAACGTAACCAGTCAGCCCAGCCTTCCGCACTAGTCGGCACGGTTGCGAGCTAGACGTCATTGCGCTTGCAGCAAAGCCATCATATCGGAAGTTAGCAAAGCCATCAACTCGCGCTTTATCCGCCACGTAAAGAGCTGTGCTGTTACCCCCAACTTCCCACCACCCCATCATGTCGATGTCGCAGTTATATAAGTTATCGGCACGCGCACCGTCACCTACGTATATGCCGTAGGAGGCTCCGGAGATACCGTGCTGGAAGCCAAAGTTGGTAATTCTGGCACCGTAAAAAGACAACGTCTGATCATCAGTAGATGCAGGGTTTGAGTGGAACCAGATCCCACGCTGTGACGTTCTGACTACAACATTATCTACCAGAAGAACTTCGGTCCAACCCTTGTCGTTATATACATCTACAACCGTACCAGCAGTATAGTCACGTACCACGGAGTCAAATAATGCGCCGCCATAAAAATCAGAGAACCTGACGAAAGCGGTAGCAAGAGCATTCCCAACCACGGTGAAGTTCTTGAGGACGACGCCGTTAAACAAGCTCTGCGCTTGAGACGCGCGCTTAAACGTTAACGCAATATTAGCCCCAGTGTGGGTTATTACCGGACTGGTCCCTTTTGTAGCCATTCCAGGGCCTTCGATGATGAGCTTGTTTGTACTGTTAATAAACTCAAGCCCGCCGGCAAGCGTATAACCTGCCGGACCAAGTGCTGGAATTGAAAGATGCATCAACGAGTTTTTAATGCAGTATCCGATGGCCTTCGTTAGTATGCTATCCAGGGCAGCCCCATCATATAGGCCAAACTCTGTGGCACAAACCTTACCTGGATTTTGGGAAATACGCTGCCAGTAGTACGAGGCCTGCCCCGTGGGTACGCAGATATAACCGCCATCATCAACAGCTGTGCCTGAACGAGCCACAAACTCCCCACCGCCTACTGGACCATGCGCCAGTGCCGCCCATCCGGAGATGTGCGATAGTAAGCGAATCCGCTGACCGGCCGCTTTCGGTACTTTTGTCTTAAGGTCCTCGTAGGACTCTGCGTGTGTCAGGTCCCCGGGACCTACAGTTACTATCTCAATTAAAGCCATACTGTCTCCAATTATTTTGTGAGTTTATCCAGTGCTTCCTTTACACTGCTGTACTGATTACCAATGGCTTTGCTCTGCCACTGCCTGCGCTCCCATAGGCCCCAGCATACTCTGTTACGTTGACCGTTAATGTACTGAGAGCAGTCAAAGGTCCAGCGGTTGCCGCCCTTGTACACCCAGCCTGTGCCCGGAGACTTTTGCTGGTACTTGCTAATATAGCGCCAATCCAGTACAGCCCTAGCGGCTGCAGAATAATTCAGGTTCTTGAGGTGTCGCTTAACCGTGCTACCGTTGAAGCCAGCTACACCTACGTTATAAATGAAGTCTATGGACCCAACTAGAGCTACATCAGATAGCTGCATAGGAAGCCCGTCAAGAGCCTTTGCATGTTCCCCTGCTGATTGTATCAGTTGCTTCTGACAATCGCTCAGAGAGGCCCTCTGGCCCATTTTGACGCCCTTTGTCTCACCGTAGCATATAGTAGGGACACCGGCGCTATCCTTGTATGCGCTGAGGCTCAACCCCTCGTTGTGCTTAATCACTCCGGTGATAGCACCGCCGAGCATAGTGGCCCCCGTGAGGGCCGCAATAACCTTAGTCCTTAAACTCATATTTAATAGTCCCCTTACGTGCCTGCTCCTCTAGGAGCTTGAATGTACGTCGCTTGTAATACGCATTCCACGCTAGGGTTAGCACCGCGCACACAGTCGCAGTGATGAAGCTGATAGTGCTCCAGTTCCAGCTCATTAACTCTGCCAACCAACCTCCTGATACCGTAGCGCCGGTAACTGCTGCACCTGCCCGGGTAGCGAGGTCTGCCCCAACTGTGTCTCCCACCTTAATCATCCTGCTGCCCCTTCTTCCTGAACAGCTTACGAATCACCAGAACGACTACTAGGAAGACCAGAGGAATGCTGGCCCCAGCTAATCCGGCGAGGATAATACTGTAACTATCATTGTTAACTACCTGCAGGCGCTCTGCTTGGATTGTCCCGGTGCTAATAGTTTGCACTTGCTTCTTGCTGGACGTGTCCAAAGTGCCCACGTTAGAATCCTGTACATCGGTTTTATTGGTGGTGCTGGAGTCCACCTTGTTATTCAAGCCAACGGTTTGTTTGGTGTTCTCGGCACCAACCTGAGCAGATACATCCGGCTTAGAACCAACTAAGCCGGTGAGTGCAGAGGTCGCCGAGCAACCAGCCAGAGTAACCGCGAGCAGTAACCCAGCGACCAGCTTACGCATTAGCTAGCAGCCTTCACTGCGGCCACTGCGGCTTCAAGTGCAGCAATCTTGGTATCGAAGGCAGCACCGGTCTGGACTACGTTCTGAGGCTGCGTAAGGATAGCATACAGGTCCTTACCGAGAATGTTCAGCTGACGCAGCAGTTCCTGCTGTTGCGCTGAGGTTGCTTTTGCAATTGCCATGTGTACTCTCCTTATGCTGCCGCGTCAGTGGCGGCTACGAACGCACTCTGCAGTGCGGTGAACGAATCATCAAACGCTGTACCAGAACCCTCGCCGAGTGGCATGCCTGTACCTGTAAGGGCAACGTAGCCGGTCTTAGAGAGCTGTGACAGCATGCTGAACAGGCGCGCCTGTAGCGTACCATCATCCTTGAAGGCTGTACCGGCACGGGTAGCCGTATAGCCCTGGGACTGCATGTACGTGAAGAACGCGTTCCGCTTAGTCAGGGCAGTCGTACCTACGAAGCCTACGTTGTAGTCCGGCTGCACCTGCTTCTCTAGGTTCTGGCACATGCCTACAATGGCGTACTGTACGTCCGCAGTTTTAGCTGCGATGATTGATGCCATTATCTTCTTCCTCTATGTTGTTTACCTCTGCCCCGGTTATGCAGCCGAGCAGCTACACCCCTAAGGCCCTTAGACACTTTGCTCTGTGCCCAATCCAACGGGTTCTCAATGAAGGCCCGAGCCATCTTCTCAGACTCACGCTCAGCCACCACTTTCTCATCTTCCACCAGATGCCCGTTCAACGTAGCCACCATCATGGCGATTGCGTCTGCTCGGTCATCCTTAGCCAGGCTACCGCGGTCGTAAGTGATGCCAGACAACTGCGCGAACGCCGAGTACAGCCAGCGCCTATCGCGGGAGTAAGCCATACAGGTGCTGATATCGTCGTGAATAGCGCGCTCATGCACTACCAGGCGGTGACGCCGAGTAATTGGGCTGATTGTGTCGATAATACGACGTTCTTTCTGCGTGGAGTTGTTCAGGTCCCTTACACCGATACCGGCGAGACGTCGCTCCCGTAGTCGGTTCAGGATAAGCATAGACACGGTACCGTGCCCCATGTTGCTCTCCACTACCATATCCGAGATGTCTAGCTCTACGCACAGGTCAATCAGTTTATCAATGTTCTCTTCGCTGATACCTCCTTGGAATCCGCCTACGGAGAATAGGTGAATGTACGAGTTCGCAGCACCGCCAGCAGCGTAGGACACTTCATCCCCACCACAACCAGCCGGGTCCACCACCAGCACCTTATGCTGGTACGGCAGGTGCATATCCCCATAGAATGCCGGGAAATACATCTGCTGGCCCATAATCCCCTCATGCTCATGCTGGTACAGGTACCGGCGGTCCGCGATGTAGGAGAATGTCTCCGGGGAGGAATCCTGGCTGCCAGAGTAAACTAGCATATCCGAGAGCTTGATGCGCGTACGCATTTGGTCGGACAGGGTGGTGTCGAGCATGTACTGCAACTGGAAGCCTTCCGGACCAAAGTCCAGCTCCTTCTCAATCAGGGCACCCTCGTCATATCGCCCGGTGTCAGTGCTCTCGCCTAGCGTCCCATCGACACCGAAGCCGGTGCGTTTATAGCCGCGCTCAATAAGCTCCAGGATATAAGGAGCAAGTGTACTTCCATATCGCTCTTCCATTTCAACCGACGGAATGCGCCCGGGCCACACGCGCACCTCGAAGCCACGTCCCGGAAGGGTTTTATAAATACTGTCCTTGGTCTGCGGTGTACCCAGGTACAGCGTATCCCCGTGCGTACAGATAGCTGCGAAGTCTTTAGAAATCATCAGCAGCTGCTCACGCTGGGTTTGCGTCAAGCCGTTCTTGGTAGTTTCGATATCATCCGGAATCAGCAGGTCCGCACGTTTCCCCTGCAGGGATGCAGTGATACCTACACAGGCTACGCTGGCGGACTTATCCAGTGGTTTCAGGTCGCAGTTGACATCATAGCCTTCGAATGAAGTACGGTCCCCCCGAGTAGGGTCAGCCTTCAAGTAGCACAGAAGCGGCCAGGTTTCCAGCATACGAATGATTAGGTTCGCAACGTCAGACGCCTGCTTCTCTGCACCGGACACAATCAGGATACGGCAGGATTGGTCCTGGATGAGCCTCCAGACGGCGTAGAGCGCAGCTAGGGTAGACTTAGCTTCACCACGCTGCGCGGCCACCATGCGCTTCCTGGGGCCCTTCTGCATGTACTCTGCAATGTCGGCCTGCATGTCCGTGAGCGTAAAACCTAGGAACCGCATACCGATGTACGCAAATTCCCGGAAGTCGCTTAGCGCAGCGGCCATCATCATCGCAATGTCCTCGCGCTCCTCTTTGGGAATACTGCGCGGATTCTCACTATAACCAGTAAGTTTCTGGTTGAGCATGCGCAGTCTTCGCGCAGTCTTCACCGATACCATTAGACAATTCCTTCTAGTAAGTCCTCAGAGTCTGAACCACTAATCTTGTTTAAAATCTCTTGCTTACGCGCCTCTCTGCGAGCAGACAGCTCGTCATCGAACTCGTCTCGCAGGTTCTGCATCTCCTCGGAATCTGCATCCGCGGTGATGTCATTGTCCTTCAAGAACTTAGCGATAACTGACTTATCTGCGGCGGGGAGCGGCACCTCGTCATCGTGGGCCTGCTTGAGTTCTTCAATCAAGGCCTCTGTGAACATACGGTGCAGCTCCGAGAGGCGACTGCGTTTAGCTGCCCCTGCCATTACACCTCCCAGTAAATTATGTGTTAATTATCCCGGCGGTACGCAGAGATGCTAGTAGTGCATTCAGCTGCACCGCCACATTGCTAGTATCAGTGCTGTCGGCTACGGCAGCGGCCGACCCCTTATACGCTAATGCGCCTAAAGAACTAACAAAGTTATCGAAGGCGGCCTCGGTGGTATAACCGTCTCCAGCCTCTACATCCACACCCAGTCGAGCAGCAACTAACGTACCTGCGCGCAGTTCCTCTGCGAATAACAAGGCGCCATCCACTACCTCGAAGCTATACCCAGGAACCTGAGATACTCCGTTCAGATAAACAACAGCCTTACTGAACTGGATTTCGGGTACAACCGTGTCAGTAGCCTCCGATAGTACTGTGAACCACGGGTAACTTACAGTAACTTTATCAGATATAAAGGTCTGTTCTAAGTTGGTTACCCTAACCCCCAGCGCATCGTCGGCAGCCTTACGAGTAGCAGCTTCGGCGTCAATACGGACACCTAGTGCCGCATCACCAGTATCTACATAGTTCTTGGTTGCCACATCCTGCAGGTCTTCTGGGTCCGCTACGTTAGTGATGCGGTACCCGTTCATGCTTATATTCCCGTAGAATCCGGGGATAGCTCGGCCTTCCACAAGCTCTTGGGATAGGTGTAAGAATTGCGTGTTTTGAGAATCTACGTTCACCTCAATGAACGGAGCGCCGCTGGCGAACTCAATATACAAGTACTCCCGCTCAGTCTTTCGAATGAGCAGCACCGTAGTGTCCGCTGTTAAGGCTGTGTTTAGCCTGATATTAGTAGAGCTGGTCCAGGTGTACCCGGTGGTTTCCACCCCGTCTAGGTATACATGAATATAGGACTTGTCCAAATATTCAATATCGCACTGGATATCCTGGGTACCAGCTGGCTTGATTTGTTCTTGCCAGCTGTATGCCATATTAATCGTCTCCGAAGTTATTTATGATAGCTCGCGTAGGTGCGAATTCCTGGATTAATGGGACCTGCTTAGTGAAGGTCTGGATATCCATATCACCAGTAACCAGGGCTTGTACCGCACCCAGCAGCCCGGTGACGTAACCCATAGACGCCAGAGAGTGACGCGGAGAGTCCCCTGTGAAGATATCCTGCAGAAGCGAGATACCACCAATGGCACTCATACCCATTACAGCTTCCGTAACTAGTCTGCGAGTATCCGTATCCTTTCCATCCATGCTGTGCTTAGCCTTAGTGGCTAATAGCATTAACGGGAATTGGTATGCCATGATGTGCGCCAACCCAATCCACCCAGCATCGTTCAACTCTCGGCGCAGAATCTTGTTGGTTGCAGCTACGGCAAAGCTTTGAAAGCCTACGATAAGCTTACCCACCGGGTTGAATTGAGCGAAGTGTGAAGTTTCACCGGTACGGATTTGCTGTACCAGATAGTCCATCATACGCACCCCTACAACCTCAATCTGCATCTGCAGCTCCGGGTCAAATACTGCGCCTGGGTTAGCCTTCTCTGCTGCAATAGCTCTATCCGCCACATCTCTGTCCAATCCGAACTTCTCAAGGCGTTTGAATGCCTCGGAGTCGCCCTTGAACATCTGCTTGAGTTCGTCCGCTACAATGCCGGAGTTTAGGTTCACTTGCAATCTGTGTACCATACTCATGCCGTTAACGTGACGCGCTGCCTGCCCTACGTTCTGTGTGACGTTGAACCACGGGGCCTGTCTAGTTAAATCAAGGTTGTCGTCCGCATAGGTGTTAAACCACCGAAAACGCATATCCCTTTGTACGCCTCCGCGCAGAATAGAGTCCAATCGCTCGGACATATCTTTGGAGCCAAACACCACAGCACCTTCTTTAAACCAGGGTTGCTCCGCCATACTTCTAGCTACCCGTGTCATACCGAAAGTCTTCAATGACAAAGCTGTATCGGTAAGCTGATACAGTCCGGAGTTCTTTAGCATGGTGGCATTTGCAATATTACCCGCAGCACGAAGCATATCCGGTAAGTTTGCATCTGCTGGCATCCCTCCGAGTATGAAGTCAATAGTGTCATCCACTATGCGCTCCCACTTTTCAGGGTTAGCCACGGAGTGCTTGCCGGTGTTAATCATGGTTTCTAGAGTTTTAAGGTCGGATACTCCTGCATAAGCCATACCCACCCTACCGGACATGCGATTAGTGTATCCATGCATAACCTTAGGTACATTCGTATCCATCAGGTCCTGCATACGCATAACCTGCCCGTCAACCATGTATTCCTTGCTCATATTAAAGCGGTTACGGTGACGTAAGTTCCTAGCCGGGTTTGTGGCTCCTGAGCTTCTGAGGTTAGCTGCAGCAAAGCTGTTAATGGCACTATCAGAGACTCCTGCATTACGCATAGCCCCAAGCAGCTCATCTTCGCTCATGCCATTAATCAACTGCCTCCACATAGGCCCACGACCAGCGGCCCTACCGTTGTATATACCATCCACCATCTCTTTGGCGACCTGCTGCACAACCTCAGGTTTAATGTTGGGGTAGATATCCCGCAGGGCTTGCCGGAATAAATCCCGGTAGTTGTCCAGAGTTCTGCCTTCCAATAACCCTTGGCGCAACTTGTCGTAGCTATATTGGCGCGGAAAGTAGTAGTCCGATTTTAAGACATCCGCATCATCCAGAAGCCCTGCTGCGCTCATATGGTCGTGCCACCTACCGGCCCATCCGGAGCGTTTATATGCTTCCACCAGGGGGGCTATATCCGCATCTGGTACAGGTACTGCCCTCCCGTTTAACTGTGCATCATATGCGGAGTCCAAGTAGTGTCCCAGGCGGGACTCTAAATCCGCACGGGCCGCACGGAAATTTGAGCGGTGGAAGAACCTAGATAGCGGTCCAATGTTACGAGCCTTTAACGCACTCAGTATAGCGTCTTCCACAATTACAGCGCTGGCGTCCATCTCAAGGGTTAGGTTGCGCTTATAATCCACCACAGATGGACGGCGCGCGCCAACCGAAGTAGCGTCAGATACCAGGAGCCGGGCCAGGTCCTCACTTCCCTGAGCGATGTTATCATACAGGGCGAAGTTTCTAGCGAAAGCCTTTTTAGTACCCTCCATCATAGCTTTAGCCTTTAAGAACTCGTTCTGCTCTCTTAGTGCACCCTCTGCCGCTTCGCGCATAACGTCCGAGCGGAACTCATATTGTGCGGAGCGGGTGTTGTCTGTGGACCATTTAACGGCATCTTCAAACGTATTTAATACATCATCTAAAGCAGAGCCTCTGGCAGTAATCCCAAAGGCCTGCAGCACCACCTCACCTAGCTGGCGAAGTACGGATTTACCTGCTGTTTGACTGGGCGTTCTGCTCAGAAGCTGCACCCACTCTGGGTTGTTAGCTAAACCCGCTAGCATCTCATGTGGGTCTGAGGCGAGGTACTTTAGCTCACCCTTGAGGTTTGCCGTTTGTTGCAGGTGCTCTTGAATCGGCTTTAAACGCTCTACAAGATTCGGGTCCGCATCCAGCGCTCTAGAGGTAGCTGCGTGAATTAGCTCGTGTAGAGCTGCTCCTCGAGTCTCTGCGTCTGTAGCTCGCAGCGCGTCACCTACCGTACTCCAAGTGCTCCCCTCTGCTGCCGCCGGTGCACGTAGCGCCACAGTACCGGGAGCTGTAAGGTTGTCCGGATTAAATGTGTACCTACTCCTAGCGACAACGCGGTCAGTGCCTGCCAGTAGCGTAAAATCAACGTCCCGCACGACTGGCTCAATAGCGTCCAAAAGGACCTCTTGCCCACGAGTCAATGTACCTGTGCTGCGGAGATACTGTGTAACGTGATGCGCCTTTAAGCTCACCCCCGCCACGTTCTTAGCTTGTACAGTAATAGGTTCAGCCAACACTTCATCCATAACAGAGTCTAGGGTCCTCTCTCCTACTCCTGTAACATTAGTGTCCCTTGCTGTACGAGTTGTAGGCGCATCCGGGTCAAACGCAGGCTCTCTCCCTGTGCGCAGCTTTGCTGCCGCTTTTGCTGCCCTGGACATATCCCACAGTTGGTCTATACCGGAAACCCCTGCTATTAGTGCCGTTACCCCAGCAGACTGCCCCAACTGGTCCTGTGCATACACTGCCGTGGCGACATCACCAGCACGGATAGCAGAGCGCACTGCTAGGCCGGTACGACCAGCAACGCCCCCAGCCGCCATGGGGGCTAGTATGAAGGGGGAGTCCCCCAGCAACATACCAGCTATTCCTGCAGCGACGTTGTCTGACATCATCCGGTCACGGTTACGTTGCGTAAGCATATCCTGTACGCGGTAATCATACTCTTCCCGGGAAGTGGCTCCGTGCAGATACTCAATTTCCTCTGCATTTGGTGTATACAGCTTTGTGCGGGAATCCGTGCCCAAGTACTTCTTCGCATCAAAACCCTGCTCTGGAATAAACGCCGGGGCAGAGGCCTTGCGGATAGCCGCGGCCACAATGCTGTTACCTACCCCAGCAGCAAAGCTATCCCCTGCTGATGTCGCGGGGGTCTTGGCTTGAGCCATTAAGGATGCGCGCTCTAGGGCGGATACACCGCCATCATCAGCGTCGTTCCAATCTACGCTTGCAGGCGCAGGTTTAAGTGTTGCGCCCTTAGCAGAATCCTTTTCCTGCGGATTCGGTTCTTGGTTCAGAAACTGAGCCATATTATCTCCTAAAAGAATTTTGATAAGGGGAGGCCCCGAAGGGCCTCTGTTAGTGCGTTACTTCAAATATCCAAGCCTGTAGATGTTGCTCGAGATACTGTTTACGTTTAGGTTGCGCTTCCTTATAGGCGGGCTGCTGTCTTAGAATAGTAAGAGCGGCAGCAGATGCCTGAGGGATGCTGTATAGCGCAGCCCCTGCGCTGTCTTTCGATTTGCGCACTGCGGCCATAGCCTCAGCCACCGGGCCGGAACTCCCGTTACCTCCGTGATAGTTCAGGTCCACCATAACCTTCATGGCGTCCGCAGAGGCACTCAGGCCCTGCCCGCGCAGCTGCTTGTTCACATTCGGGATGTACTGCTGCTCCAGAGAGGATTTCAGAATGCTGATACCGTCGTCGATAGTAACCTTCTTCGGAACCGGCATACCGGAGTTGATGTGCAGGCCGAAGCCTACGCTCCCCTTACCTTTACCCTCCCGGAATCCCTCGAACTGCATGGTATTGGCGAGAATCTCACTGAACAGTGAAGGCTCTACACCGGCCCCATTACGCCCGTTGACCTGTACGCTCACAGCTCTGCCGTTGTCGTGGTCGTAGAAGGTGGCAGGACGTACACCTACTTGCTCGCTGCCAATCTTCATCTCTCCAGCCAGCGCTGAGTCATACGCAGCCTGAGCAGTAGCCTGAACGTCTCGAAGGTTTACAGACATATCCTGGAATTTGCCCTTCTTATCAATGACGATTACGGACATGTTCTGGCCCGCGTTACCGGCCGTGGCCGCCTGTATCACCACTCGCTCTATGTTGCTGGGGTCAGACAGATACTGAACTTGATTCTGGATATGCTGCTGCAGCGATGCTGTAAACTGCTCCGCATCACCTTTGTAGTCCCCCATGAGGGACTGCAGGGAAGTGCCTGGCGGCAGGTACACATGCCTAGGTGCACCAGCAACCTCCAGCTCCAATTTACGGGATTGGATGTTGCCTTTGAGCATCTTATTAATATCGTCAGCATCCTTACCAGCGAAGGACTCTGGGTTATGGGTTTTAAGGTAGCGGAACTCCTCCACCATCGCCGCCCGTGCCTCTTGTCGCTGGGCATCTGCATCCACGAAGAAGCTAAACCAGTTAGCGGTACCGCTTGGGTCCACCATCTTATCCGTCGGATTTTCTGGGATATTAGTATAGCGGCCACTAGCCCTGTTACGCTCCTGACGTCGCAGGTCATCCAAGATAGTGTTGCTGGCGTTACTCGGGTTCTGAGCAACGGCTGACTGCACTATACCTTGCCACTCAGACGGAATCTCAGATAGCAACGCCCTCTTACCAAAACCATTACTAGTACTATAAGCCTGTACCCACAAGTTGATGCTGTTGACATTCTCACGGGAAACCTCACCATCCTCGCCCAGCTGGTCCAGTGAGGTAATCGTACGCACCATATCCGCGGACATGCGCTTGTACGCCTCACTAGTAGCCCACGAGTCCTTGCTGTTGCTGCCATACGCCAGAAATTGCAAGTTACCTTCCGGGGTATCTGGGAAGCTCTTACGCAGCTCATTGCGCGCCTTGTCTAAATCCCCACCGAACATCCCAGCCAGGGTGGAGCTTGGCATGTTCCCAGTAATCGCTGCGCGCAACGCCTGAGTATCTGCCGCCTTCTTCCGAATGGTCTGGGCCTTGTTCCAGAACTCCATACTAGTTCCAGCGCTGAGCACGTCCGATGCCGACAGCTCAATGACTCGACTACGAATACGCGCCATCGTCTGTTCCTGCTGCTCAGGGGTCTGCCCCTCTAAGGAAGAGATTGCGTCAGAGATTTCAAAACGGGCCTGGGTCTCAATCTGAGCACCAGCGCGCTTGAACTCCTGATAAAGAGCCGCGTTTACATCCACGGAGTTAACTCCGAGTTCCTTGGTAGCTAGCTCTTGCAGCTGGTTGATTACCAGCGGGTCCTGGGTCTGCTGCGCTACGCTGACCAGATACTGCTTGGCCCGGTCCAGCTTCTTGCTCTTGTCCAGATGCTCGGCAGCCAGGATGCTGTCTAAGCCGGTCTTGATAGACATCTGCGCGGCGGCACCCTGCCCTACCTGTAGGCGCTGATAGAACTCATCACTGGACGAGCTGAGGCCACGGTCAAGGGCACGGTCAGCCTGGGCTACGGCAAACGCAGCCCGCCCTTTCTGGAAGGCTGTATAGTTCGCCATGCTCGTAGCACGGAGCTGTTGCAGCACAGCCGTAGCAGACTGCTTGGACATCTCTGGGAGATACATACCGAGCTTGTCCGACATAGACTGGACGTGCTCTTGCTCCTGCTGCTGGAACTCCTCGTCAGTCAGCCCAGCCTCTGCGGCTTTCTTCGCCCGTGCGATACTGTCTGTACGCCACTTGGCTAGCGAGTCATACGCAGCAGCGGATACGTAGCCATCCTGGTAGGCTTCACGTACGAATATGTTCTGCTTCTGTACAGCCTCATCCTTGGAGGCCATTGCATCCACGGCACCCTGGGCATCCATAGCGCCGCGCACTGTGGCAGCGGCGGAGTTTTCTTTGATACCTTCCTCGAAGCCCACACCGAAGTCCTGGACGAATCCGGACAGTGCAGCTAATCGGTTGGCCTTGCTTGCGTCTACTGCTACTTCACCGGCAGAAGAGGGTAGTTGTACCTCATTGGACTGGAGTTGTACTCCACCAATATTAAGCCCCTGCCGGGTGGGTTGAATTACAGGCATTTACTTCCCTCTCTGTTTACCAGGTATGAACCTTGCTATCCCCCTTGCTGCCCCACAGGTCGTACAGAAACGAGTTCTGTGCTGTAGGCTCCACGCTGGGTGCACTAGGTTCTGGTGTAGTTTCTGATAGCTTATTACCTACGTACTGTCCGAGCATCTGCCCGCCTACGCTGAGAGCCATGTTGAACATCTTGTCATAGCCACTCTCCATGTCCATATTTGCCAGGCCGGAGTCAACGGTCTTATCCACCAGCATGCGGAAGCCCTCTTCCTGAGTTGCCTGCTGGTCTCGTACACTGGCCTCCTGACGTCCCGCTACCGTGTTAACGGTGGCTACGGCATCTTTAACCGACGCCCCCATAGTACCGGAAGACGCAGCCTGTAGTCCGACTTGGCTCTGGGCCTGCAGCTTCTGCTGCTGGATATTGAACAGTGACACCTCAGTCCGGTCCCTGGACTGGGCGCGTTGCAGCGCAATATCATTGAGCTGCTTAGCGGTCTGCTGGATTACGGCCTTGTTACGTGCCTTGGATACCTCAATCTGCGCCCCAGTACCCAGCAGTTTAGAGCCTGCTAGGGCGGCGGCTGCCCACCACATACCCATATTAAATTCTCCGTCTGCGTTGGTTGTAGCGCAGGATATATGAAATATCCAGCACATTCAGTTCCATAGAGCCCTCAGTAAATAGCGACACCTCAGTTGTGTCTGCGTTGGTGCGACATGGTACGGTAATCGTAGCCAGGTCCATACGCAAGGTCTGCCCGAGTGTCAGCTCCTTTGAGTTCATTAGTATACCGGTTAGTTCCCCACCCCAGTTGACGTCCCGCGGGGTGTCTAGTACCTGCACATCGAAGTGCCCAGAGTTACGTACCGCCACGTCTAGGCGCAACAGTCGCACGTGCCCACTGCCCACGAGCTTGTCATTCTGGTCCCGTAGAATAGGTGTAGTTAGCGTGAACGTACTACGGTAACGTCTCCCGATTACATAAGTGCCATCAGGTACGCCGCGCACAACCCGTAGGATGTTCTCCCCAGCAATCTCCTTGATGCCAACCTCAGTAGGCCCCATAGGGTTGCTGGGTAGGTACGTTAAGATAAGCTCTTCCTTGTAACGGTCGGCCCACCCAACTGGGCGTAGTACCGCAGGAACAGTGAACACCCCATCCTGTACTTGAACTTGCTTCTGCAAATCCGAGTAGGCTTCGCGGTACTCCGAACCTAACTGATAACCTTCACGCGGGTCCATAGACACAATCAAAAGCTTGTTGCTGGGGCTAGGTCCTTGAATGTACAAGAACACCTCATCCTCCAGCGCCTGCACGCTCAGGATTGGATACGGGAACGACCACTTATGCCACGCTGCCTGCATCTTAGCGCCGTCACTTCCGCCCCACATGAACTCGTAGACCAGCAGACTACTGCGCTCCCCAGACAGGCGCGAGAATGCCATATTGGTGACGCTTGAGTTTTGCATCTGCAGCACCCTGCCAGGGATATAACGAGGTAGGTGCACCGTGGCGTCCTGCGTAGTGTACTGCGCTGCGGTGTAAGGTGACGGGATTAGCTCAAGTATGCCCGCGTAGCTGTTGTTGCGCTTGTTTGGGTATATTACTGTCTGCCCAGCCATTACCGGAGTCACACGGCTATCACACTCGTATGTGCTGGTAATGCTAATGCTTGCGTTGGTAGGCGTAAGCACCACAGAGCCAGGTACAACGGCCTGCATACTGTTAGCGAATAGGACCAGGTCCCGGTTAAACTGCACGGCAGTGCGGTAAACAGAATCCTGCGCAGACGCAGAGCTAATGCTGATACGGTCAGTATCCAGTAGGGACGTCACAGTGGAGCGGTAGAAGCGCTGATACAGGCCCGAGGCTGACATATCCACGGAGCTGCCACTAAGCAGAACCAATCGGCCCTGAAAAGCCGCAATGCCTGTGATGTAGCCATTTTCTACGAATCCTGGATTACTGTTGTTATCGTCGTTACCAGCTAAGCGCCCCTCCCAATCGCGCGCAATGATGTTGTCATCCGCGGCGAGCTCTCTGGGCATGTTCGTAATCTTGGTGATGCTACCGTACGCCCCCACCTCGGACCAGGTGCGTGTGCTGTAGCTGAACTGGTACCACGCTGTCTCAGACGAGGCTGTACCTACGCGGCACATTGCTCCGTCAGCTTGCGCCGGGAGCTGCGCAGGCAGGTCCTGCTCCTGGTCTACACGAGACTGGTTGGATACCCCAGCATACGTATCGCCAGCATCAGAGGATACCACGCAGTTGCTCAATCCATAGAAGAACAGGTACGCGCCGCGTACGCTAACGTTCCCAGCTGGTAGCCCATTCGCTACAAGAGAGTCCCGCAATTGCTGGGCAACGTAGGCACCGGATACCTCCTCAGCATTGCCGCTGGTACTACCAGCAGCTGGGGCTGTGTAGTACCCTGAGTAATCTACCCCTGCAGAGGTAACGGTGACGTTCCAGCGTTTCTGGAATGCTGCGGATTTAACGTAGAAGAACCCGGTGGTGCTGGGGTCGATGCGCCTAGTATTGTCCACGGTTGTGTTCGGAGCCATCTCAGTATTCAGGATATAAGTCAATCCAGCAATACTTGCAGTCTGCAAAGAGGTCTGGCCTACGGTGGTAACAAAGTACGGGTCATTGCCGGAATTAAGTATGGTCTTTCCATTCTTAGCCAGCAACCACCAGTTACCGTTGCTGGTGTTAATCAGCAGGTGCCTACCGTCAGTGCCACGCTCGACGTATTCAGTGAACAGGGAGTCAAGCCCCGGATTATCAATCGTACTCTCCCAGACAATCTCGCCGGGAGGTCTACGGCGGATACCCGAAACCGGGTCACTTAGCATATTCAGCTGTGCCCCCAGTTGTCCTGGTTGGCGCTCTCTCGGAACCTGCTGGGATACGCCCTGTAGCAGACTCTGGATGGTACCCTCTAGAGCATGTGTAGGTGTTTGTGCCATATACTCTCCTTAAACCATAAAACGAGCGCGGCGTATTCTACGCGCAAAGCGTGTCTTACTAGTGCTGAACCTCTGGTTGCGCAGATGCTCACGCAGTACCATGCTCTTGTAGCGCTCAGCTTCCTGCGCGTAATTAGCGTAGTTGCTGTCGCCGCCCAGGTCGTTGAGATACACCTGTGCAGTGGTGTAGTTAGCCACCCACATAGCTGCGTGCTCTGGTAGGTCCTCAAAGGCCAAATCCAGAACCACGCGAATACGTACAGGTGCATCGAAGTATTGGTTCTGCTCTACCAGGTCGTATAGGTTCCCGTCGCGTACCCCGTACTTGGAGTCAGAGCCAGCATCATACACAGCCAACTGGTTCCACGGCACCTTAATCAGACCGTCAGTGGTGGGCGTAACTTCGCGCTCTACCACGTTAAACCAGAAGCCCGTGCTGAGTAGCCCACGACGATTGCGCGCAAGCGCAGAGCGAGCTAACCCCGCACTGGGATTGCTGGTTGATATGTCCATAACGCGAGACTCCCCAAGGGCTTCCAGCGTTAAGTTAATAGCATCTAATTCCCGCATATTTGTTCCTCTATTAAAGACCCCTTGGACCCTTAAGACAGGGACAAAAAAAAAGCCCCTGGCACCCGAAGGCACCAGGGGCGCGCACTACTCTTCCGTAGTATCAGCGGCTACATCAGCCGCCTTACGGGTTTTCTTGGTAGCCTTACGGCCAGATTCAACCGAAGCCACCTGGATGTTCTTCGCTACATCGGTGGCGGCCTTAACCGCCTCCCGCTGAGCTGCATTGGCCTGGAGCGTCTCCAGACCGAACATAGCAATTACTGCCATTGAACCTCCAATTAGGACTTGGTGGTGAAGGTGAACTTGGTCACTGCAGCGGTGTCTGGACGACGCAGACCGATGTTGTACATCGCGTAGCAGTCCAGAACGTTGCTGAACTCACGCTCATCATCCCAGATACGGGAGGTGAACGGCTTAGCTTCAACAGTCACCAGGGTCTTGGACTTGCTGAAAGTCACCATACGGCACAGCGCATCGTCAGAGGTGACGGTGTATGCAGAGCCCAGCGGATGCGTACCAGCAGTGGTCGGGAACTCGGTGCACTCGACAACCGGGATACCGTTCATCACCACCGCACGGCGCTGCTTGTAGCCATCCAGGTTGCTATCACCGAAGTCACGGTCGAACAGCTTCGGATGCTCCAGGAGTCGGGAGTAAGTATCGACATCCACCAGTGTAACCATATCCGTGAGCGGCACCTTGCGCTTGATGAGCTCATCAATGCCAGCCTTGTGGGCTAGGTTGATGTTCATAGCGTTCGCTTCCATCTCAGCCTGGGTAAGCTGCGTGGAAGGGGTAGCACCCGGAACCAGGATAGCTGCGCCCACCTCAATACCGTCGTTGAACGCCGGTTTCAGGTGCGCCGGGGCAACCCAGGAACGGCCCTTGATTAGCTGAATCAGGTGTGCCTGGTCGAAGGTCTCTGCGAACTCGGAGCCGTTGTTCTGGCCCATCTCGGTCAGGAAGTCCGGACCGGTCCAGTCGTCCTGGTAGTCAATCGGGTTACGGATATACAGCACCGTATCCACCACGATAATCATCTTATCGTTACGGACCGGGGTGCTATCCAGCGCCTCACCGGAGCGGCGACCTTTCACCGAGGAGGTGTTCAGGCGGTCAATACGGTAGGTGTTGGAACCGCTGATAGAGCGCTGGCTGGATAGGCCCAGGAACAGAGCCTGGTACTGGAAGCGGGTATCCACTTCGTTCTGGTACACTTCCAGGTGAATATCTACGTCAGACGCCGCGCCGCCCCAGTGGGCCCGGGTCAGGTTGCCATTATAAATAGTGTTGGTCATGCTTTAGTTTCCTTTATAAATAAAATTAAAGACCTACGCGCTTACCAGCTTCACGGCGTGCGAGCAAATCGTTATAACGTTGACTGAACTGTGGAGACGCCAAGCTACGGTTGCCCGCTTCCTGACGGAGTTTGGTATATTCTGCGCGGAATTCCGCAGCAGATAGCGCATTGTTGCTGGCTACACCACGTACCATAGGGTTCTGTGTCTTGATAAGACCCATATCCCGGCAGAAGCTTGCTACCAACTCAGCGGCCTGCTTGAGCTCACCCGAGTTAGCGAGTACACGAGCTGCGTTACGCAGAGGTTCAGGGGCCTTGGAATTAAACAGCTGTGCTGCTACCTCCCAGTTCTCCTTACCGCCCACGATATCGTAAGCTTCCTGTACTGCTTTGGTGGCTTGACCAACCTGGTCTTCCAGGTACGCTTTAGCCAGCAACTCTGCATAAGCAGCGTGCTCTCCGAAACGTTCCTTAATGAAGGCCGTATCGATTAGGTTAGGGTCCTGATACTCCAGGGCCTTACCAAGTGCCCGCACCATATCAGAGTCAGTTAACCCAGAGACTTTCTGCAACATAGCTACACCGGCGTCAATCGTCGGGTTGCCTGTCTGAGCCAGCTCCTGGGGCTGCTCCTTAGCGCTGTCGCCACCCTTATCCAGGGCCGCTTTTAAGGCTTCGATATCCAGAGGAATCTTAGCAGGTTCAGGGGAATCTTTGCCCTGTTGCTGCTGGGTAGGGGTCTGTGCATCCTGCACGCCTTGATTGTTCGGGGCGCTAAGAGGAGCACCTAGGCCCGGAATCTTAGGGCCGCCTTGGTTCTCTACCTGTGTAGTTTCTACGTTCTGACCGTTTTCTACGTTATCCATCTATGCCTCTGTTGTTAACTTGGTAATAAGCCCAGCTGCTTACCTGCTACTGTCGGGTCTGCTGCTGTCAAGCCCTGTAGTTGGTCCTGCGCTGCACCTGCGGATACATCGGCAGACGCATCTTGAACCTGTTGCTTCTGCTGCAGCTGCTCTTCGGTGTACATGAACGGCTCGCTGACGATACCATAGGCGTCGAAGTACCAGTCTACGCACGCATCTTTGTTGAAGCGTGGAGTAATCTGCTCAAGCACCGGGATAGCCAGCTGCATGGACTGGGCCGCCTCTAGCAGCTTGTCCGCCGCCGCGGCTTTAGCCAATGCAGAGGTACCTACAGTAACGTTGATTCTCACTACACCTTCGCTGAGGTACAGCTTAAAGCGAGGGTACACCAGCGCAGTGTACAGGTACGCCAGCTTACGCAGCCAGGTGTCACTCAGTATACTGAACCCACCACCCATAGCGGCTTCCGCCTCTTTGGCATTCTGGCGAATCTCATAAGCCGTGACGCGCTCACCCTGCCGGGAGTTGCCGGTGTACATAAACGCACGAGACAGTTTCTGTTCGAGCATCTGAATGTTGCTGGCAATCCACTGAATCTTCTGGGCAGAGCCACCCTCGTAAGCAGTGACGGGGGATTTGCTGTTCCCGTTGGAACCACCACCACCCACCTGCACAGCCTCACCCGTCTCCGACGTTGAGAACTCGTCCACGTCTAACCCAGAGCTTGCGTCAATCAGCGGGATTAACCTCGCAGACTCAACCTCGTAGTTAGTCAACGCTTCCGACAGTACCGATAATCGGGCGAAGTCCCCAGCGTAGTCCTCCACCAAGCCGCGGCCATAGTGCTCACCGCTAACAAGGTTCCACACCAGCACGTTGTAAGGAAGTTCCAGCTCCGGATAGGTGCTACTATCCCCGATACGGTGCCCATCTGCTTCTTGGTACACCTCGTAGCTTACTACCTCTGCACCGTCCTCTGTCCGCTTAACTTTGCGACAAGCGGCAGTGTAGATATCAACGTCGCCGTATGGGTCTTTGTCACGGTAGAAGGTGTTCTGGAAACTCTCTGGCAGGTCTTGGACGCTTGCGCGCTCTCTGATAATGAGTCGCAGGACGTTCCCGCTGCCATCCCTTCGAACGGTAAAGTTACGGACTGAGTAGACGATGGATTTACCTGTCCGCTCATCAATATACTCCAACGCGTTACCTGTAACCAGTAGCAGCTTCACAGCCTGCAACTTCGCAGCATAACCATCTTTCTCAAATACTTTCTGTGACGCCGTGTTCTCGACCTCGGCCAGCTTAGATTCTGCTGTAGCAGCACTGCCCAGCGAACTAATGAACTCGTCTAGGTCCGAACTCTTGGAGAACCGGAAGAAGCTAGTGCCTTGGGGGAACAGTGCCCCTACAATCTTAGTGGCTGCAGTGTTGACCAACTGCGCGCCGGTGCTCTGGTAGTCACGCTCCAGCGGCCTGCGCCTACCATCCAGGGAATCGTCCCGGGTAAAGATAGTGCTGAGCGTCCACTGCGCGAACTTCTCAGAGGCATCCAAGACGCCCGCGTCCTGGTCCTTCTTAAAGAGTTCTGCTAATGTTGCTTTTTGTTCCAAGCTACCCCCTTACAGGCCCAGAGGATTGCTCTGCCCTGCTTGTCGCCGTTTCTTCTGCTCAGCCGTAATTGCATCTGCAGATGCAGAGGCAGCCCCTGCAGGGTCAATCTCAGCAATGTTATCTGCGGCGCTATTAGCCTCTAAGGCAGCCTGTTGTTTCGCTGCGCTGGCCTGCTGCTCTGCCAAGCGCTGCTGCGCCTCTAATCCTGCGTTGTCAGTAAGGCCGAGCATATCCGTGGCCTTGCCTAACAGTTTACCTAAACCACCACTCATTCTGACCTCACTAAATGATAAGTTGTCTTGTACGTGTTATCCGACGTGCTCCGGCTAATGGCGATACGACCAGCGCGCATGCATTTGGCTATTGCGTGCAGGCCCTGCATAATCACAGACACTGCCGCACCATTGTCCGGTTTCAATACGAAGAAGTCTGTATACAGCACAGGCTCTACGTAATGACAGTCCTCTACAGCCTCTGGGTAGTAGCTGACAGCACCGACTAAGTCGCCTTGGGAGTCATAGACTCCTAGTATATGCTGTTTACCCAGTATACTTCCCAACACCCTCCAGTAGTGCTGCTCTGGAGCCAGGCCCCGACTAATGCCGTGGCCCAGTTCATGCAGTTGCTTCACTGCGTAAGTAATGTCGTCAGACTTATACAGAACCTTGAGAGTGTAGTCGGAAGTTTTACTAGTGTGTTTTAACTTCATTCCTACTCCTGTAACATTAAATTTAGTAGGGTACCCAAACTGGTATACCAGCCTTTCTGCACAGTTCAACCATACCTGCAGTACCCTTTCCTCCGGGAAAGGCGACACAGTATTCCGGAAAGGCCAAGGATATCATGGCGGCGTTCCTGCGCATACCCGCAGATTTACCCTGTGTATCCCACAGTGCAGGCATACGCAGAACAAAGACACCTGATTCCAGGGCCCACCTATCTGCCAGTGCGTCCGCCCCTCTGGCATTCCCATGTATCACTACAGATGGCTTGTTTGGCAGCATATCCATTGCGGTTTTTAGTGCTAGGTAGTCTGAGTAATCACGCCCACCAGTTACCAGTACTCTCATACTATTCCCTCAACAAAAGAAGAAAGGTGATTCTAGCACTTGTCGTATGTCCAGAGTGCCCACTTCCGGCATATCCAGGTCCGTCAAATCCGCCCCTGCTGCTGCCGCCGCGCGAGTAATGTCTCCAAGCAGGTCATTCTCTTCATACAGGCGCACAAACTGCTCCCGGATGTGCCTATGCATAGCGTCAACGTCAGCTGCGTGAGTAGCCAGAGAGTCGTGAATAGGCACAATGTCCAACCCCTCCGCAGCACAGAGCACCCTCATCAAGTGTGTGCTGTCCAGGCTATGCACAAAGTTCGGGGCAATCCCGGAGGCTGCCTTGCGCTTGTTGCAAGTTTTGAAGTCCCGGTTGTGCACCAGTACCGCTGACAGGTTCATGCAGTCAATACGTACGCGCACTTCTTCACGCTGCGTGTAGCGGTTCATTACGAGCCCACCCAGCGGCGTATACCACTGTAGGTGCTGGCTTGCCGGGACGCGTCTAGCGAGATTCTGCAAGTACGACATAACTGCCGCAGCAGCAGGGTTGGCCTCTTCAATAGAGGTGCGCATACGCGGTGCCAGGTAGCACGACAAGTTCCACAGACTGTTAGTCTCAGTACCCTCGTACCCCTCAGCGCAAGCGCCTTCGAAGATGTAGTCGCTGCAGCTACGCACCGTGGCGCTGTAGAAGTAGGTCATGCTTGGGCGCTTGGTCATGCTACGGGTGATTTCGTTCTCTCTCCAGTATGTGCTCTGGATAACGAAATCCTCCTTGTCCAGGTCTAGTATCACCTTCTCATCCGTACGGCGCTTCACATCCATGTACAGGTCCGCTTTCTTGTCGTTACCTTCCCAGTACAGGTTCGTAAGACGACCGCCTACAGGGTCTCTCAGGAGCGCTGAGAGGTGCTGCCCACCTGAGTTTGTAGCGTCCATAGCAACCGGAGTTCTGGAGATGTACTCTTCTGGGCACGGAGAATCCAGGGCAGCCACCAGGTCGAGCACTGCTGCCAAGAAACACCACGGTGAATCGGCCTGCTTAAAAGCGTCCGAATCAAATGGATTCTCTGCAACTGAGCGGACAACTGCCATATTTTTATCAACCCAATCTGCGCGGTCTTCGAATAGGGTTTTGTCATAACCAAAGCAAGTGGCGACGTGCACTTTGAGCCAGAACAACCCTCTCTCTCCAAGAGGTTTACCTCTACCGAATTCCAGCAGAGCCTTCTGCAAATCAGAACCCTGCGGGTGCAACGAGGACTTGAAGTACAGGCGGTAGCGCCAGTCCACACAAGTCGGGAAGTACAGGGCTTTCTCATCTTTGAATTCCTCTGCCATCTCCAACGTAGTCAGAAGGCTGCGTAGTTGCGACACACGCTTACGGTCAGCACTGTACCATAGGGACATACGCGTCTTCCACTCTCCGAAGCGGTCCAATTCTTCTTCGGTGTAGTTCTCTTTTGGTACTCCATCCAAGTACCACTCCGGTCTAGGCTCTGGTACTGAGCGGGGCATGCCCACCCCAATACCCAGGGCCCGTGCCTCTTGCACCAGTTCCAGTATGCGCTTATTAATACGGTACGGGGTTTCCTGTGCCTTATTCAGGGCCTTCTTGATACCGTCAGCGGACTTGAATGCTTCGGCTACTTCGCGGAGACGCGCGCGGTCGATGTGCGAGTTATGATAGGTACCGCGATTGTCGATGGGGGTAAGGTATCCACCGTCCCACATAGTTGTGTGCTGCACCGGCGGCACCAGCATAGGCGGCTTCATAGTTACAGTGTCGGCAGATTCCACTAACTGCTGGAATGCTTCCATAACGTTGTCTGCGGGGTAGAGCATGCTCAGGTTTCCTCTACCTGTCTTCCACTGGAACAGGCCCGTCTCAAACACCGCGGCACACAGCAGACGCCCTACGGAGATGTTCTGGGCATTGGTCCAAGGCTCGTGCCCATAGTGCACATTCTCAGCGCTGGCACGGAGCGTACGCAGAATGTGCGTAGGCGACTTAGTACGGCGCTCAGTGAGGTATTCATATACCCGGTCCATATACGCTGGGGCAACATTACGTAGTTGTAGGGCCAGCAGCTCAGACTGCACGTTCCTACCCAGGGCGGACATCACCGCCTGGGCAGTCTGGCGGCGACTGGCAGACTCACCGGGTGCCACGCTGAACGCCTCAAACATTGTGCACAGGCTCAGGGTGGTCAGGACATCCAAGGGGATTAAGCGCAGGAACCTGCGATACTTGCCGCCAATGCCCGGGGCTTTGACATTTCGCATCTCATCGATAGCGGCAGCAGCCACCTCGTATGCCGAGGTGAGCATACGCTGTGTCATCGGCAGGTTCATAATCCCGCCGTTCTGCAATGCATCCGTAATCAGCTTACGTGCCCGCTCGATTCCGCGAATCTTATAGGCCTCTTCAAGCTCCAGCTGGCGTTTCACCAGTGCTTCCTCTGGTACTACAACCGTATTCAGGGCGCTAATCATAGGCGCTTAGTCTCCTTGGTTATGTCCGGTACTTCTAACTACTGATTGCGACTTACCCAGAGATTGTACATCTCCAGGTAGTTTTTAGCGGCGCGTTCGTCGCCTCGCTCTACTGCTTTCTGCCACATCATGTGGCACCACTCACTTGGCCGCACTATCCATCTGCTCCAGTTCTAGAATAAATAACGCACAACAAGCGGCGTGTGCCAGGTGCGGTAAACCGCTCTCCGAGTCTAGCGTCTCCCCCATAGCGTGTGCTGTGAGGTGCCGCAGTAGTGCGGCCTTGTAGCGGGACTTACCTTCGGCCACCGTGTGCCAACTGTGTGCCGCATACTTCTGGGCCCCGAATGTCAGCACATCACTGATACGTAGCAACGCATTCGGGCACCCGTCCAGTAGCAAGTCCATTCTGGGTTTGCCTGCGTCGTACTTCATGCCTGTACCTACTGCGCTCATGCTAATTCCTCCACCCCGTGGGATTTTAAGTCTGTTCGATGTGCTGCTGCGCCATAGTCACATACAGCGTAAGTGGTAATACCCAGTCTGCGGAAATGCTCAATCACTGCGGGACTGTCATCCCAAGCCGCCACAATGTTTTCCAGCCCGACTTGGTTACGCAGAAATTCCTCTTTGATGACAGTATCCTTTCGGTTGTCGCTGTGCGGCCTCATAACCAGCTCGGAGTACATAACGAAGTTCCGCTCCAGCCAGGCCTCTGTTTCCGCTCTTACTATATCCGAGCGCCCTGTCAAGATAATAACCCGCAACCCTGCGCGCACCATGATGTTGCACACTTCAATAGTGCTATGGATAGGGCTGTCATCCTTCGAGGCCCGGTTGAATTCGTTCCAGCTATCAGTCAGATGCAAATCCACAGTAGGCAGCAAGTGCAAGCGGTGTGTACCATCAGCTAGTGTACCGTCCAAATCAAAGATTACTGCCTTCACTTAATAGTCTCTCGTGCTTTGCGCCGTGCCCGGGCCTTGCGGGCCTTTAGCTTCTGTGCTTGCGCCTGCTCTTCTGGCGTTTTATGCGTATAGTACAGCATATCCGTGGGCTCACGGTCTAGGTAGTAGGCAACTCTACGAAGAGATTCAGCAATAGCGCTAGAAGATTGCATGCTCCCAACAATCCAACGCCCAGCCGCAGAGGCTACTTTCCCTTCTCCACCATTGCAGGAGCGATGCAGAGCACCCCGGATACGCCCAGTAATGTGACAATGGTCAACAACAACAGAATCACCAGTCACCCCTCTGATTGTGAAGTCCAGCGGTTTACCGCAGAGCAGGCACAGCCCGCCCTGGTCCTTAGCCAGTTTGATTGCCACAGAGCGAATCTGGGCACGTGTAATCTTTCTCAGGGCCATTTAGGGTCCTCGCACAAACAATTCTTTGCCTTTCTACCGCTACCGCACGGACACTTTATATTTCTAAAGTGTCCTGGCACCACTTTAATTTTAGGTTTAGCAGTAGTTTCCCTTTCTAATTGAGCCCTAACCTTATCCAGTGGGGTCATAAACTTAATCCGCAAGCCAGTAGTGCGCCGCATAGGGCTATTATAATACAGATAACTAATCCGGGTATATCTAGCATACCTCAATCTCCCCAACTACATCCAGCATAGCATTGTCGTGAATGAGAGAATCCAAATGCTCAACCGTTCTTCGATGTGTTTTGGGTGCTCGTTCACGCAGCGCATCCAGAATAGTTTCAAGTTCATCATGTTTCCCCTCGTAGTATAACTCAATCGCCCGCAGGCTCATTTCCTTTGCAGTCATCTTCGCCATTGTCTGGGTTCTCCTGTATCCACTGTATGTGCTGCTTATGGTACTCGTGCAGCGAATGCACCCAGTCACGTAGACTGGGAGTAGTCAACAGTGACATCAGATACAGATACGCTGAATCTGACTGGGAGCGCCGCAGGAACAGGCATTCAGCCTCTGCGAGTACATCTTGATTATTTCGAGCATAAGCCGCTACAACGAATTCTGCGGCGTCTTGCTCTGAGGTAATAGGGTAGATAGCATCAAAGGCCGTTCGCTTGCCACAGGGCTTCCCATCAAGCAATGTGATGCCTTTGACGTTATCTGCGTCGTCTCCTGCTAGCATCTGCCACCAGAAGAACTTCAACCCGTGTGCTCGTACTGGCATAGCCTGGGTGTCGTCCCACTTAATCCACCCGAATGGGTTCTCCAGGGCAGGCCACACTGTGCCGGTTGGGATATCAAACCGAGCCATAGGGCTGAGCCAGGAGTCTTTATCCTGGGACATCAGGATACCGCGGTCCCCAAAGGCGTATGAGTCCATGATGAATAGGTCGTCCGCCTCGAAGAAGTCACTGCTAACCACCTGGATACCCTGCTCAGAATACTGGTCCGGATTCTCAATCAGGTGCCGCTTCAAAGGTGCTTTAAGTGGCAGCTCCTGCCGATTGGCTCGCTGCCCTTGGTAGGGCTTAGCCGTAGGTAGGTGCCAGCGCAGACACTTGGCACACCCCGTAGGCGTCAGATACGCCACTGCTTCTGAGCAGCCGACCAGGAACATGTCCTCCAGCACCAGCTGGTAGAAGCGGCGTATCGCTGTATCCAGCCTTTTCACGGTGGCTGCTGATTTATAAACTGTAAAGTCGCTATCATACAGCAGAATCTTCCCAGAGTTCTGTGGGGATAGTTGCTCCCCGAGCTGGGACAAGTCAACCCCGTTGATAATCATCAGACCCCCGTAACCTTCTTAGTTAACTTACGCGCCCAGGATTCCCAGGCGGTCAGCGCCTTGCTGTTCTCTACCTTCTCAAACGCCCAGCACAGTATAGCTACCGGCACTAGAGGGGCCACTAACAGAAAATAAAATACTCTGGCAAAGGCATTTCGCATTATTAAATCTCCAGTCTGGCTACTGATTTAGCTGCTAACTTAACCTGCTTGCGGGTAGGTTTAGCGGACCAACGCACCACGTACATAGTACAAGGGTCATCCTCCCGAATAAAGGTTATGTACCAGCGGTTGCAGGCATGCTCAGCATAAGGCGCCATAAAGCTGTGCCGGGGTGCTGACACCTTTACACGTACGTGCATACTCAAGCCTACAGTTCAGACAGCACCAGCACGGTGCCGAGCATGTCCCCGATTACTTCCGGAGTACGCAGACTCTGGTCTGCATCGTAAATACAGGAACCAATCTCAGCCAGCCCGATGCTGAGGGTACCTACAACGCGGATAAGCACGAGGTCATCACCACGTAGCTTATCTGCATGCGCCGCCAGGTCGTTGTTCTCCTTGAAGGCTGTGGCGGCCAGGTCCAGGTCCATTCCGTACAGGGCCGCCAGCTCATCTAGTGCGTTGTAGATGTCGTCCAGACTAATATTAAGCACCCCATACGCCGCTGCATCGTATACCGCTGAGCCGACCGTATTGGCAAGGTTCTCGTACGCTTCTAATACTTTATCCATTATTATACCCCCAGGAAGTTAGCTACTTCATCACGCTTAGCGCGCAGGTTATCAGCATGACAAGCGTACGCCTCTGCTAACTCTTTGCTGTGCTTGGAGGCCTCTACTCGCGCCTCGGATTGAGCGGCCAGACGCACTGCGTCGTCTGCGAACTTAATTGCCATCTGCTCGTTCATTTGCGCTTTGGTATCGGCGCGCTTAGCTTCTGCTGTGTAGGCTGTGCTCAGGAGTTTGATAAGGATATTGATGATATTCATAGGCTTCCTCTAAGGCCCCTAGGAGGGGCCGTATTAGTTAGTAGTGGGGTTGATTAAGCTTGAGGTGCAGCGGGCGCTGCTGGCGCTACAGGGGCCGCAGGGGCCACTGGTGCAGCCGGTGCTACCGGGGCTGTCGGTGCTGCTGGTGCAGCCGGGGTCGCATGTGCAGCCGGAGCAGTCGGTGCCTGCATAGCTGCCGGACTCGGAACCGAGCCAGCGTTCAGCAGGATATCCAGAGCACTACCTGGGAAGTCCACTGCTTTGTACATATCCTCCTGAATCCAGTTCTTGCTCTTACCGTCGTCGAAGGTGCCTTCGATGTGCAGGCTATCCCAGGTCTCTTTGGTTGGGTTGTTCCACAGGAACAGCTTAATCTCGGAGGCGTCCAGGGCAGGCATCTTGATAGGCTCGCCGGTGTTCGGGTCAAACTTAGGAATCGGACGGATACCAGACAGGTCCACGATGTTAGACTTCTTACCAGCGGCGCTGGTGTGCTCATCAATCTGGAAGGTGAAGGCCTGACCCAGACGCTGCGCTGCATGCTTAATGCTGCCGTCGTAGTTGAGCTTGTCGAAGAACTTCTTGAAACCGGCACGTTCAAAGTTGCTGATAGTCATCGGATACGGACGAATACGCTTCACCTCACCGTTCGGGCCATACACCACAATCCCGATACGCACATTCGCTGCGGCGGGCTTACCTGTAGGCTTACCGCCCTTAGTCGGTAGGCGCTTACCAATTTCCACGTACTCAGTGAAGTAGCCGTAGTACTCACCCTTCGGCAGCAGCACATCCTCGTATGCACCGCCCTGGGCGGTCTCTCGCATATCTACATCTTGGGTTTCGATTGCTGCGTCTACCAGAGCGTTCAGGGATGCCAGTACATTCGTAGTCATATAATTACGTCCTCGTTTAGTTTAAATGATATTTTCGTGCAGATGCAGGGCTTAGCGGCTACGTCCAGCCCAACGGCCGGAATCGTCAAGTAACATGGGAATTAACTGCGGGCAACCCTCGGTGATTACCATCACACCCAGGATTGGTTTCTTGCGGGTGAGCCTGCCGTAAGAAAAGGCCATGCTCTTGCGGTCAATCAGGCACCCTGCATAAGCCCCGAAATACAGCGCAGTGGAAGAAGCTGCGTATTGCACTTCGAAGCGACCGTGTTCGTGACCGAGTACGAGGGACGTTCTCTCGTGGCTGGCGTTAAGCATGAAGTCACCAGATACCTGATGCTGGAACCGTACCGGACCGAGCGGGGTACTAAGAACCCAAGCATCTGCCCACGACCAGGAAGGGGCTCCGTGTTCCGGGAACAATATATCCCGGTACTTTTTGATAAATTGCACCGGTAGACCGTGAGCCTTAGCGCGGCGATACACCAGACTCCCGTGATTGGAATCACATACGAGGAGATTAGGGAATAGTTCATGCAGCTCCTCCAGTACTAGCTTGGCTTTCTCCAGCTCCACCCCGGCGCTATCCAGGTTTGGGTCGCTTTCATGAAACGAAATAGCATGCCCATCCGTCTCGTCACCCATTTGCACTACCATGTCTGGGCAGTACTCATCCCGTACGCTCCGTAGGAAGTCCATAGCGTCTACGTGAGTATAAGGTGCATGCAAATCCCCCACAACAAGAATGCGGTGACAGACATTAGGCACACTAGTCCTTCCAATGTCGTCTGTTGGACTTGGCTGAATTAGTTTACGAGCCTCTTGTAAACCTCGGTTAGCATTCGCTTTACTCCCATTGTTGTCAATGAAGATGCTGCGCCAATAGCGAACCAGCTGACGGGACACAAGCACGTCTCCCTTTCTGAATTTATTATTGTAAGCGGCAGCTGCATCTACGTTGTTTAAGAAGGTCCCGAGAATCTTTTGGTGCTCTTCTTTAGTCCACAGTTTTATTAAGCTAATCTTTGCCAAGGGTTGCCTCTCTTATGTTGTTCCTACTCGTATCACATTAATTCTCTGTGAATCACAGAATCAAGCTAGAGTCAACAAATAATTTTATCTAATTATTTAGTTGACCTCCAGCCAGTTTATATGCTACCCTAACCCCCTACACCACCCAAGGGTCCACCTATCACTACTCCACGATAAGCTTGTACTCCCCCTGGAAGAAGGTAATACCGTCCCCAGGCTTATCCGAGTTGCTGTCAGGGTTGGGTAGCTCTACCTCACCAAATTCAGCGTCGTAAGATATCACGCGATGCTGCGTACCCGGTGCAAAGTAGGCACGATGTCTGGGGTCTATAGGCTCCGGTCCGAGTTCCATTAACTCCACAATACTACCCGGTTTAATATTCACTCTACTTTCTCCTTACTGTACATACTCACACCCATTTCACATTCCGCTGGAAAGGGTACCTCACCAATGATACCGTAGTTAGGCCACAGCTGGTGAATGCGCTTAGGCGCGTCCTCCATACACTGCTTAACCAACAGGCTCGCCTCTCTGCCTACTTCCGGGTTTGCACTGTCCAGATACAGTGCATCGTGTACGTTCGTAATCAGACACACCTGATTGTCGAACCAGTCACGGGCCAGGAGTGCACGCAGAACCATACCGGCGGCCACCGCCATCAGGAAGAATGCTTCCCCTTGGCACCAGTAGTTAGCCATCTCGGTTTCCTTGTAGTCCATTACCTTCTGTTTACGCTGCCCAGGTACAACCTCTTTCCACTGCTCCTTCTGGCGGAAACTGTAGCGGGCACCTGCTGGGCTGGTCCACGTCCCGATACGATACAACCGGTAGCTGCCATCATCGGCTTGCTCTCGGTACATACGCCCCTCTGCACCAGTACGCTCTACCTCTTCCTTGACAACCGCGCGGAAGCCAATTGTTTGCGGGAACAGCGCAGCCTCGTTGTCCAAGAAAGCCTGTGCGAATTCCACCGTACATCCAGTAGCAAACGCAATCCCCTTAGCCGTAGCGCCATACTGGGCTGCAAAGCTAGGAGCCTTAATACCTGTACGCATTGCCTTCCAAAGCGTATGCAGCTCGTGCTTCTTGTTGTGGCAGCGCTCATATACTTCTTCATACTGTAATCCCTCACGGAAAGCTAGGCGGTAACAGTGCATATCCGTACCGCTCTGCAGCAAACTCAGCAGCTTCCTGTCTCCGGTGTGCACACAGGACATAACCACTTCAAGAGCAGAGTAGTCAACCTCTGTGATACGACCTCTGGCTCCATACCGGCTTGTAAACATTTGTTTAACTCGGCTAGTTCCGTCTCTAGGAAGATTCTGGAGGTTGGGGTTAGAGCCAGAGAGTCTACCAGTGACTGTACTGCATGTATTGAGCCGGTGGTGGATAATACCGCTTCCATCAGGGGATTGGGGGATAACGTATTGCAGCATCCCGGACAGCTTCTTAACTGACGCATCTTCGTTGTACTCCGTTCGCAGGTAGTAGGTTCCTGTGTCCTTCTCTAGAGCGCCCAGCTCGTTCACCAATCTACAGAACTCGAAACCTTGGCGAGCCAGCGCCTCCATTACGTCTGTGCTGGTGCTGTACACAGGCGTGCCGTCCTGCAGGTTCCGCGCCTGCCGGAACTCTCCGCGCTCTGCGTACTTCTCCCGGATAATTTCCGGCAGCTCCTGGATGTTCACTAGGCCCGGGCAGAAGTAAAGGTCATCCTCCCATTTAAGTTTCTCCTCGTCAGAGTCCACTCGGAACACTTTAGGTAGGCCCTTGTTCTTCCCTGCTTTGTAGACCACATAATTGTGAGGCCCAGATACGTCCGTGCTTTCACATGGTACGAATGTTCCCTCAGTACCCTGTACCAGATACGCATCATACTTGACGTACTGCGGGGGGTCGTACGGCACCTTCTTGCGGTACTTGATAGGCCCGCCATACACTAGTGCAGACATATGGAAGTCAGAACCGAAGTTGAAATCCAGCGTCTCCGGCAAGTCCTTCGGGATATACTGCTGTAGCTCCTGCTTAATCTCCAGGATTCGCTGCTCCTGTTCCGCTTGGTTCTGCCGGGCCACCGGCATATTCACGAACAGGCCGAACCATTCGCAGTACGCCCAAGCCAGCAAGGCATCCATGCGCTCCCACACGTACTGCATCTGATTACGCTGGGCGAACGTAGCGCACTGGCCGTAGAAGCACAGGGCCGTGTTCTTTATATCACCATTAACCAGATAGTCATGCAGTAGCATAGGGTCGATCTGGGAGGTTAATACACCTTGCTCCCATAGAATCTTAACGCCGTCTACTTTGTGTGTACCACCATACTTAGGAGCCGTCTCGTCAAGCGACGGATACATGCTCTGAAAGTCCGAGGCGATGTATTCCCCGTGCATTGTGCAGAACACCCTGCCGCCGCGCTTGAGGAACGCCTCAAACTGCTGCCTCTGGTAAGTGAGGAACCAGGAGATTTCGTAAGCGGCGTTATGTGCTACGATTAGCCAGCAATCTTCCGGGATAACGAGCCAGCTTCTAGCATTACCTGGATGGCTTGCTCCCAGGAATTCATCTCTGCTAGAATAGCGCACTGATTGAGTAGTACCAACAGTTGTTGTTCCATCTGCTTGCGTTGTGTCAATTCGCCACGCTGACTCCACAACGTAGTTATCCGGGCAGTACGGGCTTGCCTTTGAGCCGTAGTATTCATGGTTCTGTGTCTCCAGATCGATGTGCATTATACTGGTTGTCATCGTACAGCTGCCTCCCACACTTGGAATCTACCTGTTACGTACTGAGCAGTGCCTTCATCTGCTACAGCTTTACCATGAGCCTCTGCGTCTTCCTTGTTGTGCCACAGTGTTATATGCTCACCGAAGTAGTCGTACCCGTCTGTTTCCCAAGTCTTACATACCCACACTTTCATTTCCACTTAGCCCTCCGAGCCTTGTTGATAGCCAGATGCACAATCAGCTGGCTACTGTCCAGCGCGAATTGTTTACGGAAAGTACCTGCAGATGCAGCGTACGCCCTGATTACCTCGTCGTCTAGGTGGTTGATGTCTGATGGTTTAAGCATACTAGTAAATCTCCCAGCAGTGATATAGGCCCTACAATATCCCACTCTCTCTGATTGTAGCGTGCCCCGAGTTCCACGGTACAAAATTCCCCGGTAACGCGGTGTCGCACCACGTAACTACCGCGTATAAGTCCTGTGTAATCCGCTTTTTGGATAACCCCTGTATAGTCTACTTGCATAATCTCCTCCTGTGTACCTACATAGCGCCCTCGTAGAAGGCGCTAGGGAAGTCACTTTATGCTAAGTTTAAAGTCCTCGTAGGCCTTAACAGCAGACTCCAAGTCGCCATAGCTTCCAAGAGACAGTAGCTTGCCGTCGACTCGGATCCTGGCTTGATACTTGCCGCTAGAGGTTACCCTAACCCCGGTAGGTAGCTGTCTCCCACCCGTCTGGCCTCTGTTGTGCCGGTTGACCCTATCCTCCACCACCCTAAGATTGCACCGGCGGTTATCAGTTCTATCCCGGTTTATGTGGTCTACTACATATCCAGGTGCAATGTCCACACCCATTAACTCACACGCTACCTGGTGGGCGGGGCATACTTTTCCCCGATACCACATAACCTTGTAACCTGCGGAATTAACACCTATCGCAGTCTCTTTGGTGCCACGCATGAACTTACGGAAGAACCTTCCGGTGTCTGGATGATATATAATCATGGCCTACTCCCATCCTCAAACTTACATCTTCCCGGTTGGAAGTTTACCTCAAACTGTAAGAGGGACTCCTTCCCGGATAAAGCTAACTTGTTTTTGGGGGTGCTTATGCCTCTGACACCTTGCATCTGCGGATGCTCGTTGCGGTCTAAACACCCCATCATCAGCGCTAAGTCAAGAGCCCCTTGCACCCCTATCTTGCTCTGTTTCATAGCAGTCAGCGGCGGGTACAGCATATTATAACCTTCCAAGGAGAGCTGCATAGTCCCTATTATGGCGCAGTCGTTTTCGCAGCCTAGTATCCTAAGCTCTTGCCAGCGCGCCTCTAGATTTTGATGCTCACTTTCTGCGTTACCACCACGGATATTCGCCACCATGTCGATGATGATTACCGCTGGGTGCATCTCCTCCATGAGTGTAGATATCTGCGCCATCGTCAAGGAGTGCGCAGCCTTTACACGAATCCGGTCAGCCCTGCCTACTTTCTTGAGGTAGGCTGGCACGAACTCTTGCTTACTGTGCCGGTCCTTAATCTCCGCCAGAGTCCAGTGCAGCGCCGCTTGATATACCCTCGGCACTGTACGCGTCGCCGGACCCTCGTTAACCAGCCAGAGAATCGGGCGGTCCCCGTACACTTCCGGCTGCTGCTGCATCTGCTCAGCAAAATCCACAGCAATAGCAGCAAGCAGACTAGTTTTACCAGAGTCCACAGGGGCAGCCACTGCGATGCAGTCCCCGCCGCGTAGACCTCGGATGCTGCTAGAGAGTTGCTCGAACACGCCCAGTTTAAGACCACCGCTCTCGTCAGTCGCGGCAAGTATCTCGTCAACACTTCCGCTCTCCCATTCAAGCAGTGACTCATGCACTGCAGCACCGTCGCCGTACTTGCGCTGCAGGTGCTTCATCTCCAGGAGGTAATCAATCTCCTCACCGTCTTGGTAGCGTTGCGTAAGCGCCGCCACCTCCCCGCTGTAGGCCAGCTCGTTCAGGGTCTGGACAATGCCCACCACAGAATCCTGCGGCACGGCTTGTACTCCCCGCATAAGCTCGTCCATAATCACCCGCTCTTCACGGGATAGGTGCCCGGCTCGGAGGTTCAGCATGCTCTGCATTGCGTCCCACTGCACCTCCTGGTGCTCCGGGTACGTGTTCCAATACAGCCCCACCCAGTCCAGCAGGTTCGAGGTGTCCGGCGCAAGCATAGACTTAGGAATCTGCTCTCGCAGTCGGTTCCAAACCTTCTGCGTGCACATTGCCTTAACAACTATTAGGTCCAATTAGAGCCTCCAGAATATCTTTGATTTCTGCATCCTTCGGGTCCGCAGCGAAGTAATGCTCCCGACACCGCATGAACGGGCGCAATGCTCGGCGCGCTGCTGCTACCCCAGCGTGTCCCGCCGGGTCATTGTCCAGCATCAGAATCACTTCCGGGCGATTCTGAATCAGCCAGGCCCTCAGCGGCGTGGGCAAGCGTGTACCCAGCATAGCTATAGCCTGCACGTTCAACGCACTGTAGCTCGTAACTGCGTGCTGTATCTTCCTCGCTGAGAGAAAGTCCTCGGTAAGCACGACCTTTAGAGGTGCGGCCGCAGCTACAGCCGGCGCTACGGCAGGTGCCGCGACAGCGAACGCTACCGGATGGCCGTACATTACCCACTTCGGTTGCTGCCGAGCATGAACAGCCCTGCCCAAGCCAGCACTCCCGACACGGAATAGTATCCGCTGTTTCTCGTTGCTCCATTCTGCATCCTCCACCATTTCAGGCATGATTCCTTTTGAAGCAAGGAACCCATAAAGAAAGCTCTGCATTTCCACAGGCGCTTGGCTAATGCGAATTGCATCTGCAGGTGCAGAGGGCTGCACCCTCGGCTCTTCCTGTAACTGTATGCGCTGGTACTGTTTGCGTTTGTTAATTGCTTGGTGGCACCTGAAACAGTACATGCTCCAGGCATCAGGTTTATTATAAATTATAGCCGCGGGAGTGCTCCCGCAGCACCTGAACCTGCTGGACTGTCCTATAGCTAGGCGCTTGCAGGCTCTAAGCCACGGCTCATCCATCTCTCCCCTCTCTACGAACAGACATAGCCATGCGGCGCAGGTCATGGGCCAACTGCAGAGCTGAATCTGGGTCGATGTTAATCCCAATCTCTTCCTGGGCTCTAGTACTTCCCTTACGGGGGATTACCCCGATGTACATTAAACCTTCCCCGCACCCGTTATCCTTATCAAGAACTAGGCGCTGGTCGTTTCCAGAATAGCGCTTGGAGTTCATGTAGGTTACACTGGCTGGAACCGGCGGCAGCTCATCCTCCGGCTCTTTGTAGAGTTCGAAGTTGACAGTGCCCCAAGGGGCGGCGTCACTGAGATGATGCACACCGTCCACTTGAATCCAGCGTCCGCAATCGCTGACATACGTCACAATATAATATTTCTTGGAACCTATAATTTTCCGGAACAGTTCAGTAGGGGTGCCGTCTAAACGCACAACCTTATCACCAACTTTAAACTTGAACATAATCAACCCTCCACAATATTATCGTACCCGCCCCAGTCTTCTACGACTCGGGTGCCTAGTTCAATCAGTTCATCACGGAAGCCGTAATCGGAGAACACCATGATGTACTCAGCCGCCTTAGCTGGATTCTCCTGCACCCAGCTAATCAGTTGCTGCTTAGAAAGTTGTGAGACCTCCCGGAACGCAGCCAGTAGCTGTGGGTCCTCGTCCGGTGGCAGGTCCCACGGCTGCCGTAAACTGAGCGTTGGCGTAGAGAGCCATTGGTCTGGTTCTACCACCCTAGGATCCCGCTCAATCGGAAGGTGCGAGAACGTGCCGTCTTGCAGTACCAGCTCAAGCACTTGCCCCAGTATGTTCAGGTCCAACACCTCATCCGGTGTGTGCTCGTGCATATACCCTACGCCGACGTTGGTGCACTCAGGAATGATACCAACGAACTCAGCAGAGTCAGTGTACACTCCCTTCTGTAAGTGCTGCTCCGTGCGTCCCAGGCGCTCTGCTATGGTCTTGGCAAAGGTGTCAGAGCAGCAGCGCATATACCTTTGATGCGTAATGATACCGTCGCCGCGGCGGTCAAAGCTAATCATCGCCTTGACCCCAGTCCAGAAGCCCGTGTCGTCCTCGGCGGATGCAGCGCTACCCTCACACCCTACTTCTTCATCCACGAAGAAGCAGTAACGTCCATGCACACCCCGACGCAGCATCTCCAGCATCAGATAAATACCGGCGCCGCAGTCAGCGCCCAAGCAGTCAGCCTGCTGCGGATTCTTTACGAACAGTACGCCCTTGTTAGTGCAGCCAACGTCTGGCGCGGCGCTGGTTGGGCGGGCTACCGTGTCGAGGTGCGACGTAAATGCTACATCACTTTGCTCTGAGTCCCCCACCAGCACGAAGTAGTTCCCGTGCTTGTCCTTTACGTAGTGCATACCACTACCCAGCGCCCATTCGAGCAGCGGCTCGAACCACTTAGTGCTTGCCCAGCTAGGCCGGTGCGTTTGCAGTATCTGCAAGAGCAGCTGTATATCAATCCCGTGCGGATTCAAGAACATTAAGCTGCCTCCTCTACTTCTTCTTCGTCGTCGTTGCCCAGGTACTTCTCTCCCAAGCAATCAGCTGCATGCTCAGTGAGAATTAATCCGTGCACTGGGTGTTCTTCTGCGTGCTCAATAAGCACATCCCGACCCTGCGCATACACTAGTTCTACTTGGTCGTGCACTATCCCCTCTATGTCGCACTCCACAACGTCCGGGTTATACACATACTCCCCGTGGTAATCAGACCAAGTACAAGCGTATCGGTTATGCAGCCCTTCTCGGCCAACTACATATACAAAGTACCCATCTTCGACGCAGCCGTCACAGACCATTTCACCGTCGGCGGTTTCGTGCATATCATCAATGGAGTAACGCCTCTCGCAGCAGCAGCACCGAGCAGATTCAGTGCCTACGTATATGTACCCCTCGGACTCTTGCGCCTCGTACTCGTAGTCGTCACGGATTACAAAAGCGTCACTTCCCTCTTCGTCAACACCGCACTGGGTGCTGTCTAGGTATGGCATCAGCACCGCACCAGTGTATTGCGGGTGCGGAATACGCGCCAGCATCACCCCTTCGAGACACTCAGTGTTTCTGGTGTAACCATGACCACGCAGGATTGCATCCGCAGCGTTGCCATAAGCTCGGACGTACTCTTTGGTTTCAGGTTTTACGATTGCCCGTGCCTGCACTTCGAAGTCATCCCCGAACAGCTCCCCGGTGTACTGGATGAACAGGCGCAGCCCATTGTCCGGAAGCCCGTGACTGGTAGTAGCGTACGCCCGCACAGGGCTATGCCCAAAGTCGTACCCGCTCATGCAGCTATCCGGGCCGTTCTCGTAAGCGTCATACCATTCCTGCTCGGTCTTGCACAGGTACGTTATAGGGTCTACGTTCATAGCCTTGAGGTCTTCGATAGCGTCACGGAAGTCTACGCCGTTGCCATAGTAGTTAGCGAGCCACTTACCTACGCGCATCTCCACGCAGCGGTACTCGGTAACTGCGGCGAAGTGCTTGTGCATACGCGGCTGCCCCAGCATCACGATGGGCTCTCCGTTGCGGAAACCAAAGCCCAAAGGCACAGCGAATCTAGACACTACGAAACCGTGCAACTTCATGAGCAGAGCAGCTACGTTGCCATCGCGGATGTGCCTACCGTAATCGTAGCCAGTGTACTCCCGGCGCTGCCGCTCTTCTGGAGCAAGCATAATGCGTTCGAATAACTGCACGGCCTGCTTGTGCACCTTGTAGCCGGTGAACTCTTCCACGCACGCAACCACTCGCTCAACCACTACATCATCGCCCTCGTAGAAGTCGCGGCGGCGCTCACAGAACTTGTTGTCGATGGTGATTCGCGCCGGGGCAAATAGTTCGTAGAAAGTTCCGCTGTCATACAGGTTCACCTTTTGTAGTGGGCCACGAGTCAGCATTACATCGCGATACTTCGGATGCAGTATTACGCCTATAGTTACCTCTAAGCCCGGGATGTACGCGCTGACAGTACGTAGACCCATAAGCGCCTGCAGTGGACCCTCAGTGTGGGGGTGGTCCTCTCCTTGCATTTGCAAGTCCTGGAACGGGGTCCAGTAATCACCGCTGGAATACATCGAACATTTCATTGGCAGTGCGTTTGCACCTTCCGGCAACACTACTTTCCATTCAATAGGTGCTGTATTAGTTTCTTTTGTAGTCTCTTGCATTTTCATTTGCTCCTGAATTAGTTGTATTTCATCGTGCATTAATAGTTCAGCGTGCATACCACGCAGCGAGCTGTCTTTGCTTATAGTATGAGCGCACAGCCGCCCTAAATCTTGTATAGGCTCCACGATATCCGTGCCGTAGTAGTGCTGTAACCACATCGAACTGAATGTGCTCTTGCAACTGTCGCGCGGCAGATTCTGTATACTCTCGGTACGTGGTGAGCACCACCGCAGAGTCCTGCCTACGAACTCTGAGGAGTCTACGTTCTACCGGGATAATTTGCTTGAGTTCATTAGGGACCTCTTTGAATGTTTCCCACGGGCACCCGCACTTGCCCTGGGTCTCCAGTAGATGCCAAATCAGCAGCGCTGTTTCGTCTACTGTTAGCATATGCTGTCCTTGAACACTACGTTGCGGGCCACGAGTACGTTATGTGGCCCTAGGATTAAATTGACAGCGGGAACAAGGGATTGTTTCCACTGCTCGGTGTTTTTATCGTAATACTCAGCGCAGGAGTATACGCTGGAGTCCAAACGAACTCTACGGTGTGTCCCGAATGTATTAAACACGTCGTACCTAATCATACTACACCCCGCACATTAAAACGGTAGCAGTATCCACGCAGGGTCATACCCAGACGCTTTGCTTGCTTCTCATAGTGCTGGCGCAGTGCTGCCTTCGCGTTGTACTCCCGCGCCAGCCCGTCAATAGTTTGTTGCTGCTTACGCATAAGCAGCGTTTCAGGATTCTTTCCGTAAGACTTCATGCCCCGCCTCCACTAACAAGGCGTACACACATGAGCTTGGTGTAAGGCCCAAAACTACCATAGCGGCGCTCTGCATACACAGCTACTATGTCATCGGAAACTTTGACCTCCTCGCACAAGACTCTTGCAGGCATTGGATCGTATTTGCCAGTGCAATACGGGCACTTAATAGCGCCGGGATTTGCATCTGCAATACGCAAAGCCTCAGATTTACGAATGAACTTTAAGACTTTCATAGCCGCTGATACCTCTTAAATTTCGTTGTTGCTCTTACCGTCCACAGTGAGCGTCACTGCGGCGTCCGGGTACTGCTCTTGCACCGCAGCAAGGATACGTGCGCCAAGCTCTTTGCAACCACCCTCGGGATTCTCAAAGAGGTCATACTCAGGGCGTGGCTGCTGAACCGGCTTCCCCTGCTCTTGCCGCTGAATCTGCACTGTGCAATAAGGCACCGGGTTGTTTACGTCGTTGCCCAGCACCAGCATAGCGCTGGTCACAATGATATTGAATACGTTAACCATAAAGCTGTCTCCAATCGGTGATGATGCCAATATTAATGGCGTCCAGCACAGTGCGCGCCGCCATTTCAGTGTAGGTGTCTACAAATTCTAGTGGTGAATATTGTTCAACGTCGTACTCGGAGAATATAACCACTGTGTAGTTGTATTCGTCGTACATGCGGTTGCACCATAAGTACCAGAGCTCATGCCCCGGATAAACCAGTATTGCTTTCATATGAAACCTCATACGCCAGTTGCATTCACATAGCGCCCCGTAGGACGCTATAGGCTTGCTACTAGATATACTCGCCCAATCCCTCGTACACCCATTTTTGAGCGATTGCCCGCATAGGGCTGTCGAAGGCGTCAGCATCGTTGGCCGCAGGACACAAGGCCCACCACTTGATAACCGGAACTTTATAAATCATGCCACCACCTTCAAAGTTGCATCCAGTACAGCGCGTACATCCACGCCCTGATTAATAAGCATGCCCACCAAATCAGCGTCGCTTACGCCAGTCTCTTTGGCCTTCTTGATGGCGTTTTTAACGCGCCCCAGCGCTTGCAAGCGCACTGCATCGGCATCCAGTGCGTCATTCTTCACCTGCTCCGCTTCGGCAGCGTACAGGGCCATACAGGAGCTATAAAAGCTGGCTACAATCACTTCTCGGCCCTGCTTGTCAACTTGTTTATAGTCCAGACGCATAGTGTCCAGTTCGATGCCCAGCTTTTCAGCAGACGCATAGCACTTCTTCGCGTTGAACTCATATTTGCCGGAATCTTTATTGAACTTGATAGGCAGCAGCGTACGCAGCACCATATCGAAGTCAGCGGCATCGCTGCGCTGCATATCCGTAGCCCAGGAAACGTTGCTGCTTACCAGACCATGAAACAGCGCACTGATAGTGATGTTACGCTTTGCTTCCACTACGTCGCCCAGCGCTTTGCGGATGCTGCCAGCGGCGGTTAACTTGAATACTTTACCAGTTGAATTGGTGGAGTTAGTCATGATGCACCTCGTTGATTGTTGGTTGATTACTTTACGAATTACTTCACATAGCACCTCGTGAGATGCTATAGGCTGTAATTAGTACCCGAACTGCGAGTTCACAGTAGACCACCCATTAGGCTGCCTGCTGCTGCCTTTCTGTTTTTGCTTTCCCCTTACCCTGTGCTCACTGCACAGCCCTTGCTTGCTGGGTTTAACTAGCAGCTTCTTATCTTCAGTTGGGTTGGTTGATAACTCCCAATTACGCTTTAATGCTAAACGCTTTGCTTTACGCATACTCTTACCTCTTAGAGAACATAATCTAGCGCAGCCTTGTTACTGCTACGCTATGTTATATGCTCTTTGCGGGATACACTCCGCGCCTTGTTCCCTCGATTCAGAGGAGCGTGCTGCTCACGCCTCGACAGTATGGTTTGTCTCAGAACCCCGGTGATAACGTCCGGCACGTTTACTCTTTTTAACTGATTGTCTAGGATTGGTCGTCAACGTACCAGTCAAGGTACTGGGCCTCCCCGCAAACCAGCTTACTGCTAAACCTTTAAGAGGTCGTTTTTAACGTCTAGCCTATCCGACGGGACACACATCCTTGTGCCCTAGATTGGTTATCCTTGCCTTGTTCGCTATCTAAGTTACTCAGTGAATCAGAACTTGTCAAGCGTTTATTTCTTACTTTTAAGCCGTCCGGTTTATGTGTCCGGTCACCTGTGGCGGCTCACCACGTGGAAGTGTCCTAGTTAGCGGCCTGTCTTCAACTATCCTGCCGTACTGCTGGGATTCAATCTAGCTTATGTTCTTCGCGGTGTCAACCCTTTTTATCGAGTATCTAACCCTTCACACTATCTAGCCTTAATCCGGCTGAATCTCCCGACTCTGCCCCGGTTATCGCCTCAGCGCCTCCCGGTGATTGAACTATAGACCTATTGAACCAAAAGAAGCAAGCACTTTTTATAAATATTTATCTCTAAGAGCAAAAAGGGTAAGCAGGGCAATAGCTTAGAGCCATACTAGGGATAGTACTAGGGATAGCACTGTGCCAGCACCAGCTGTATCCACTACTAACCACGTCTAGCCAATACTAACCAATACTATCTAATAATACATAAAGCAGAGCGTAGTGCCGTAGTGTAAGCGAAGGCACGGAGTGATGCGGTGACTATGTAGGTATGTCAGCCTACTACGTAGGCACAGGGACATACTAGTAAGTATCTAGTGAGTAGTAGTATGTATAGTGCCCTAAAACCCTCCTACTCCTGTAACATCATTTCGTATTAGCTTTCGAATGAAAGTAAGGGAGAAGGTATAGCACAGAGATAGCGCCGGGATAGCGGTAGAGTGTGCCGGGTAGTGGATGTGCGCCCTAGTGGGGAGCGCGCAGCGTAGCATATAATCGGCATAATGTAAAGCCCTAAGGATAGCCAGTGGATAGCCTAGTGCGTACTAGGGATAGCACAGGCAGGCACTACAGCGCACTAGGCGGCCCACTACTGGCCCACTAGACACACCCTATGGCTCCGCAAAATAAGCAAGGCAGGGCGCACCCATATGGCCCACAGGGAGCGCCTAGTGAACGCACAGGGATAGCACAGGGATAGCACTAGTGCCCCATAGGGCGCACAGGAAGCCCTACAAGGCACGCACAGGCATAGCCATAGGGTAGCACTAGCGATAGCCCTAGCGCGTAATAGAAGCGCACTACGGGCTGCAGGTGCTACCCCAGCGCACTGGCCGCGCCCTAGGGGTGCCCCCCCCCCCCCCCTAAATTGACGCTAGGCACCCCCTATGGGGGCAATTGGCGTCGCTGAGGGTGAGG